ATTGAGCAATATCAATTTTGGCGAGGTGCGTTGCGAGTTGCTTTTCTATTTCTCTTTCAGCCGCCGCCCTTTTTTCTTTATCCTCTGGTAAGAACCGACCAATGACATTAGTAACTGTAGGTAATATTGAAGGTAAAAGTGCCTGTATCATTCTACATTCCTATATGAGTAACGTGTGCCCTCCAGAGTATTATCAAACTCTCTCTCTTCAATTTCTTTGATGCGGCGTTTCAAGACACCTATTGTTGTCCAGAAGTGACCCATACCACTACCTTCTTGTTCTGCTCTCGCTTTTAATGTTTCAATCTCATCTTTAAGAATACCAATCTTATTCAAATCAACACTTGACATCATTTTCTTGAAGCTCCCATAGCTTGAAATCCGAAGAACGCACTGATGATGCCTGCGCCTGAAATATAAAATAAATTACTGAGATCAGTCAAAACAGATATACGAGACTCAGGTAATAGAAACATAGCAACTGTAAAAACCAGCATTGATATAGCCGTTCCAATGGTTATCCGTTCTTGAGTTTTATACTTTCTGTGAGCATCATGAGCTTGCACGATAGAAAGTTCATGGTCTGATACCGTCCCATCTCCATCAACGTCTAAATCATTAAATTGTGATTTCTCTTCAAACTTCTTTGGTGCCATGATTTAACCCCTTTGTCTTTGTGCGTTAATCCTCTCACGGTTTACATCAGCACGAAGTTGAGCAATGTCTTCTTGACTTTCTATCCTAGCCGCGTCCGAAAGAGCTCGTTGCTGTAGTTTTTGTTGTTCTAACTGAAGATCAAGTTGATCTGCCTGTGCTTTGCGCTGTGTGTCAGCCGCTTTGATAGCCAATTCTTGCTGTCTAATTTGTACAAGAGGATCTGGTGCCTGCCCTTGTGGTGTGATAGCAGCGGCAAACTCTGCAGTAAATTGCGCTTCTAACTCTGCAACACGTCTTTCAAGATCCTCAGGTGTAATAGCCGCCGCCTGATCTAAAGGCATTGACCGTTGCATCTGTGTCTGTTCTTGTGTTTGTCCAGGTATTGCAAAGCCTTGATCACTATAGACTTGAGCAACAGCAGACTGTTCTACCGCCTGCTGCTGTACTTGTTGTAATTCTTGTGTAGCGATAGCTCTGGCTTTCAATGATATATGCTCCTGTATGTGTCCTATTAAAATACCCTGTATAGGGGGAGAGGCCACCACGATGGGCATCTGTAAAAACACGATGTGTGTTTGAATATGTGCGTCATGATCTTGTCCTTCAAAAGCCTGTAACAGGTTACCAGCCAATGCACGAGCGTTTTCAATAGACGGGTCTGTTGGAACTGGCTCTTGTGGTGGTGGCAATATCTCATCAATATTCTGCACCTCCAAAGCCTGATACATGCGTTTCATCGCCTGATACATATTGTGCATATCTGGAGAGGATTGAGCAAGCTGTAACTGTGTCTGCGCTAATGCAACACGTTGTGCCATCGAGAAGATATTAGGATCACTAACAGGAAGCACATCAATTCGGCCATCAAAGTCTTGTTGAAAGATCTGACTTGGTGCGCCAACAGGTTCATACGGATACACCGCATTCTCAGAGAATATTCTTGCTAAAAGTCTAAACTCATTTCTTTGTGCATAGTGTAGACGTTTATGTATAGCTGACATTACTTTCATGCCACGTTCAAGCATGGCAACAGTAGTGCCAACAGGTGTTTCTTGATTCATATTACTGATCTGTTGATCAGCGATAGAAACAAATCTACGTCCCGCATCAATCAAAGATCCCAGTAACTGAGTAAGTGTAGCTGATGGTTCTTTAAAAGGCAGTGGTATTAACGAAGCTCTAATATCCCCACCAGGGGCATCTATATCTCTAAACTCACCAGGATTAAGAGGTTCATCATCGTTACGTATTCGAATACCTCTAGCTTTGAACCCTGCCGGTAAGTTGGCAAGTGTGCCAGCATCCATAAGCTGTCTTAGTATTCCTGTGACAGCGCGACCTAATCCACCAATCATGTGGATTAAACCAAAACCGTAAAAACCTAACCCTGGTAAAAATTTATAATGAACAAAGTATTGCCGCTTTCTTTTTAGCGGGTCACCTTCGTCATAGTTCCTTGTAATCGACAGAACCTGTCCTGATCCATGGTCTAACGTAACAATGTAAGGCAACTTAATACCTGTCTCTTCGCCATCCGCGCTTCTGTCTTCGAAACCCTCTATGTCAAGATCTGTATGTATTTCAAGGATTGTGTACTCGTCATCCATATTATTAGGACTGACACCCTCAATCTCAGAGGTCTTCTCTCGAACCATATCTTCATATTCGTTACTATCAGGAGATAGGTCTATATCCCTATAAATCCCTGCAACCTGTAACTTACGAATAGAGTTCTCCGACATCCTAAGAACATGTGTAATGCGACTGCTAGTTGCTAAATCTGTGCAAGAGTATGGGACAACCAAGTCCTGCGCCTGCACAAAACGCGACACGCCTCGCCCTAAAGCAGGGTCGTAATATACTTTCTTAAATGCTGAACCTGATAAAGGCAGATAGAAAAGCAGTTGATCCAGATCAGGATCAAACTCCTCCATGACTTCCGTAATCATATAGTTCATGTAATTCTTAACACGAGAAGCCTGCGCTTCTGTTTCTGTGTTAGATACACCTATGACCTGTGTTCTAACTGGACCACCAGCAGGCAATAACTCTTTGTACGCCTGCGCTTGGAACTGTGTAACAGATTCTGAAATTAAAGGATGGGTAACACCTGAAGCTCCCTGAAAAGGCTCTGCTCGTTCTTCTTGACGTATACCTAGAAGATCAAGACCTCTGGTATACGCTTCTTCCCACTCTGATCGTGAACTAAGGTCTTCTTCATATATTGATGTTAGTTGAGATGATATCTCTCCTAACTCTTGGTCTTCAATCAGTTCAGCTAAATTAGCGTCATGAGGAACTTCAGCTATAGTAACTTCTGTTTCGGTGACGGATTGAACAACCGCTCCCCCATCATCGTCCATAGTAACTTCAGCACCACCCTCAAAATCTGGAGCCTCCTCAACTTCAACGACTTCTCCAGGCACAGATTCTATGCCACTATCAATTAAAGATCCTATATTTGTCGCCATAATCTATACCTATCCGTAATAAATTCGCTGACGCGGTTCATACGTATCATCAGCCTCATCAGAGTCAAGAGTTAAAAACCCACCTCGCCTAAAACGAATTAAAGCCATGGTCATGCTATCACAAAAGTCGTCATGTTCACCATGGGGAAAAGCTGCACACTCCTCAATTAGTTCATCCGCAAACTTTTTTTCTGGAGCCCACACCATACCTGATTCAAAAACAGGAGCAACCATATGCATCCTCGTAAATTTATCTCTACCTTTTGATGGAGTGTAGTTCATTACAGGTATGCCTGTCGATCTTAATTCGTCAGTAAGTGGTGTACCCGAAGCCTTGGCCTCAACAATAACCATATCAGGATCCCAATATTCGTATTCCTCATACGCTACCTGTTTAAGTTCTGGAAAATTCCAACGTCCTCGTCTGGCATCCATAAGAATAATGTTATCAGGACCACCGTCCTCTGGTTTAAAGACACCCCATGTGGTGATAGCAGAGTAGTCTGCTGTTTCTTTCTTACTAAATGCTGTGTCATAACTTTGTATGATATAGGAAACAGGTGGAATTTCTTTAGCCTTCCATGTTTGCCACCATTCTTTTTTAATAATCGCACCCTCTTCGGCAACAGGATGCTGTTGCCATTGTGCATTCCATTTCGACACTGGCAACGAAGCCTTAACCTTTAACAGATCATCTTTGTTCCAAAACTCTGGCCACAACGGTTTGCCAGAAGGCATAATGGCTGGAAACTCTACGACTTCCCATTCATCCGCCATGACATCCTGACCTGATGCTTTTAATAACTTGCCGGTCAGGTCTGTCAGTCCCCATCGTGTCATAACAACAATAATCGCACCACCAGGCTGTAGTCGTTGTCGAGGACCGGACGTGTACCATTCAAATGCCTGATCAAGAGCATTGTCCGACATAGCATCCTGTTCTGAATGCGGATCGTC